GATAAATCTGCATATTCATTCACCTGGCGGAGCAGTACTGGACGGAATAGCCATTTATAACCTGCTGAAAAATCATCCGGCGCAAAAAACGGTGTATATCGATGGAATGGCCTGCTCAATGGCATCCGCTATTGCGATGGTAGGTAATCCCATCATTATGCCGGAAAACGCCATGATGATGATTCATAAGCCGCGCGGAGTGGCGGGGGGGAGGCGGAGGATATCCGGGAATATGCTGACCTGCTTGACAAGATCGAAAGCGTCATTATCCCCATCTATACCGAAAAAACTGGAAAAACGCCTGAAGATATTGCTGCCATGCTGGCAAAGGAGACCTGGATGAGCGGCGCGGAGTGCGTCAGTGAAGGGTTTGCCGACAAACTGATACAGCCTGTAAAAGCAATGGCCTGTATTCATTCAAAACGTGTTGAGGAGTTTGAGCATATGCCACAGAGCATTAAAGGTATGATTATCGCCCCGCAGGGCAATGCAGGCGCGCAACCGCAGCCACAGGCAAAAGCCCCTGAGTCACAGATTCAGTCGCAGGCTCAGTCGCCGGCTGTAGATGAAAATGCCATTCGCGCACGCCTGCAGGAAGAACAGCGTAACCGTATCACCGGCATTCAGAATGTGTTTTCACTTTCCGGCGATCGTTATGCCTCGCTGATGGCAGAGTGCATTGCTGATGTGGATTGCTCTCTGGAAATGGCGAAGGACAGACTGTTGGCCGAGATGGCGAAAGGTATTACGCCGACTAACCAGCTGAATGGTCCGCAGAATCGCGCAGAGTTTCATGCCGGGATGTATACCGGAAACGGTAATATTACCGGCGACGCCGTTCGCGCTGCCGTGATGGCCCGCGCAGGCTATGAAGAAGCGCAGAAGGATAACCCGTACAACTGTATGACCCTGCGTGAACTGGCGCGAATTTCGCTGGTGGCGAGGGGTACAGGCGTGTCCAGCATGAATCCCATGCAGATGATCGGCATGGCATTTACGCACAGCACCTCCGATTTCGGTAACATTCTGCTGGATGTTGCAAACAAGTCCATTCTGCAGGGCTGGCAGGAAGCGCCGGAAACCTTCGATGCCTGGACCAAAAAAGGACAGTTGTCTGATTTCAGGATTGCGCACCGTGTGGGTATGGGGGGATTCAGTTCACTGCGTCAGGTTCGTGAAGGAGCGGAATACAAATACGTCACCACAGGGGATAAACAGGCGACCATTGCGCTCGCCACCTATGGGGAGCTGTTCAGCATTACCCGCCAGGCCATCATCAATGATGATATGAATATGCTGACGGATGTCCCGATGAAGCTGGGACGTGCGACAAAAGCCACCATTGCCGATCTGGTTTATGACGTTCTCATCAGTAACCAGAAACTGTCCAGTGATAATGTGGCGCTGTTTGACAAGACGAAACACGCAAACGTCCTTGAAAAAGCCGTTATGGATGTGGCGTCCCTGGATAAAGCGCGCCAGCTAATGCGGATGCAGAAAGAGGGCGATCGCCACCTCAATATCCGTCCGGCATTTGTACTGGTGCCGACGGCGCTGGAGTCTGTGTCAAATCAGGTGATTAAATCTGTCAGTGTCAAGGGGGCGGATATTAACGCCGGGATCATTAACCCGGTGAAAGATTTCGCCACGGTGATCGCGGAGCCTCGTCTTGATGACGCCAGTCAGTCCACTTTCTATCTTACTGCAGCAAAAGGCAGCGATACCGTTGAGGTGGCTTACCTTAACGGCGTGGATGAGCCGTATATCGACCAGCAGGAAGGATTCACGGTGGATGGCGTAACCACGAAAGTTCGTATTGATGCGGGCGTTGCGCCGGTGGATTATCGCGGTATGGTGAAATGCACCGTATAACCCACTAAAAGCAGACATTAAGCGATACGGCCCTGACGGGCTTTTTTTATACCTGAAATCCGGCACGGCGTGCCGGAAAGGAGAATAACCGTGGCTAAGAATTACGTGGAAGACGGCAAAACGATTGAAATTGTGGCGACCACGTCACTAAAGAGCGGAGATCTGGTACAGGTCGGCGATATGTTCGCTGTGGCTGTTACCGATATTGCCGCCGGGAGCGCCGGAACCGGCATCGCAGAAGGGGTATTCAGCATACCAAAACTGACAACAGAGGATATTGCCGTCGGGAAAAAAGTGTATCTGAAGGATAACGTGGTTCAGACGGATGCAACCGGCAGCCTGCCGTATGTCGGGGTGGTATGGGCGCCAGCGGCAAACGGTGATGAAACCGTTCCGGTAAAAATTAATGGCTGACCTTTTTGACGGGATGAAAAGGCGCATGGATGCACTTATCGCAGAACGCTTCGGCATGAAGGTCAACATCAACGGGACTGACTGCATAGTGGTGGAGTCTGATTTTCTGGCTGAACTGGGGCCTGTTGAAGGAAACGGAAAAAACGTAGTGGTGTTTTCAGGCAACGTTATCCCGCGCCGGGGAGACAGGGTGGTACTGCGGGGCAGTGAGTTTACCGTGACCCGTATCCGGCGTTTTAACGGTAAGCCACAACTGACTCTGGAGGAGAACAATGGAGGTAAAGGGGCTTAAAGAGGCCATTTCAGTACTTAAAGAAATTGATCGTGGATATGTGACCCGGGCAAAAATTCGGGCCATTAACCGGGTGGCAAAACGGGTGGTCAGCGTGTCAGTTCGCAGTGCTGCTGCTTTGGTGGTGGCCGGAGACAACCGACGGCAGGGTATTCCCGTCAGAACGGTAAGACGTCGCGCCAGAGTCAGGCTGGCCAGAGCGGACAAGCCTTTTGCCAACATTTATGTGAACTGTGATCCGCTGACTGCCATCAGGTTACTGAGTTCGCCACCATCAACCCCGATGAGGGGGAGAAAAGGTAAGCCGCTACGTATAGGAAAATACCGTTTTGACCGGGGGTTTATTGCGCAGGCTCCGAACGGATGGTGGCAGGTATTTGAGCGTTCCGGTGCCGGAAGATACCCACTTAATGTGGTGAAAATCCCGGTTGCTGATGCATTGCGCCATGCGTTCAACACGCAGGTTGTTTTACAGATGAAAACGGAGATGCCCAAAGAGCTGAAGCATGAAATCAGTTATGAACTGAGGAGATTCACTAAAAAATGACCCGACACAGTGCAGTACGGCAGGCCATTATTGCCGCATTAAAAAAGACCGATGATGGCTCCACCACGTTTTTTGACGGTCGTCCGGTCGTGGTGGAGGAGGATGAGTTACCTGCGGTGGCGGTGTACCTGAGTGATGCTCAGTATACCGGTACTGAGGTGGACGGTGATATCTGGAGCGCGGTGCTACATGTGGAAGTATTTCTGAAAGCCACTGCACCGGACAGCGCCCTGGATGAACAGATGGAGAACAGGGTGTATCCGGCACTGGGGAGCGTGGCGGGACTGGGTGACATCATCCGGACAATGTCGGCGCAGGGGTATAACTATCAGCGAGACGATGAAATGGCGATGTGGGGGTCAGCCGATCTGAGTTACGACATCACCTATTCCATGTAGAGGAAAAGAGAATGACAGACACGACAATTCCTAATCCACTTGCGCCGGTAAAAGGCGCAAATACCACATTCTGGATGTACAACAGCGAGGGTGATCCGTTCGCCAGCCCGCTAAGTGATAATAACTGGCTGAGGCTGGCAAACGTAAAAGACCTGCAGCCGGGAGAACTGACGGCAGATGCAGAAGATAATAACTATCTTGATGACGAGAACGCTGACTGGAAAAGTACCACACAGGGACAGAAGTCTGCCGGGGATACTTCTGTGACGCTGGCGTGGAAGCCAGGTGAGGACGTACAGAAAAAGCTTATTCAACTGTTCACGACCGGGCAGAAGCGCGGATTCCGGATCAAGTATCCGAACGGCACTGTTGATGTGTTCAGAGGCTGGGTGAGCTCGCTGGGGAAAACGGTGCAGAGTAAGGATGAGATCGCCCGTACAGTAAAAATTACCAGTGTGGGCCGTCCGTACATTGCTGAAGAGGATGCACCGGAAGTGGTTAGTGTTACCGGACTGACAGTGGAACCGACAAATGCCACCGTGAAGGTCGGCGCCACAACAGCGGTTACGTTCACGGTGAAACCGGATAACGTGACAGATAAATCACTGCGTATCGCAACGTCAGATCCGACTACAGCCACCGTCACGCAGGCGGAAAATATTGCCACTGTAAAAGGTGTTAAGGCAGGTACAGTGAAAATTATTGGCATGACAACAGACGGTAATTTTACCGCTATTGCGGATATTACTGTTCAGGCATAACCCACCTCTCGTCCTGTTTTGGGGCATTTTTTTCAGGAATAAATCATGTTTTTAAAGAAAGAGACGTTTACCCGGGGGGATGCGTCGGTGGCATTGTTCGAGTTATCCGGCCTGCAACGTATTGAGTACCTGGAGTTCATCCAGAAACGTACTGCGAAATATGACACGGATATGGATGGTGCGACGGAAGCGGATAAGCGCGTGGCTTATATGCAAATGGCACTGGAAATTAATGCCTGGCTGGTATCCCGCTCGCTTCTGAATGGTGATTCTTCTCAGGATGCAGACACGCTTTATCAGTCAGTACAGGCGAAGTGGTCGTATGAGGCGCTGGACGCAGGCGCAGAAAGTGTTCTGATGCTCAGCGGGCTGTCTGCGGATAAGAAAGATAACGCCAGTGATTCAGGTAATGAATCAGAGGACATGACGCCGGAAAAGTCCTGAATAATGAGCTTCATTTTGTCCGGCAACTGGCCCGGGAGTTCCGGCGGCCTGACTGGCGCCGGATGCTGGACGAAATGAGTTCAACTGAACTTAGTGAGTGGGCTGATTTCTTTCGGGAAAACAGTTTCAGTGATGCCCTGCTGGATGCGGAGTTTTCCACGCTGAAAGCGCAGGTGTTCATGCTGGTGACGGGGAAAGAAATCGATGCAGCGGACTTCAGTTTGCTGACATTACCCGGAGCGGTACAGAGCATGACGGAGCAGGATCTGCTTGAAGTGGCAGTCGGTATTCCGGGAGGAGTGAGATTTGAGCCAGAAAGTCGGTGATATCGTCATCAACATGGATGTTGATACAGCTAAAGTTGCCGCCGGTCTTCAGACTGCCAGTAACGGGCTGGGGAAGCTGGTGGACAGCAGTGATCTCGTTGAAAAACGCATCAAGCGATGTATGGAGTCCAGCGCCAGAAGTGTGGCGGCATCGGCAAAAAGTATCAGTGCCGCTATGGCGCAATCACAGGTTGCCACACGCACACAGAGTGACGCTATGGCACAACTGGCGCGTGAGGCGAACGAGGCCAGAGAAAGGGCTGTCGACCTGAATCAGAAGTTAAGGGCGGAAGCTGCGCAGGCAGCGGCGGTTGCACAGGCTCAGGATGCAGCCGCAGCGGCATTTTACCGTCAGATTGACAGTGTAAAACAGTTAAGCGGTGGTCTGCAGGAGTTACAGCGTATCCAGGCGCAGGTACGACAGGCGAAAGGACGCGGAGATATTTCACAGGGCGATTATCTGGCGCTGGTGTCTGAAGCTGCTGCAAAGACACGCGAACTTACCGATGCGGAGGCGCTGGCCACGCAGAAAAAAGCACAGTTTATACGTCGACTGAAAGAGCAGACGGCGGTACAGGGCCTCTCCCGTACTGAGTTGCTGCGGGTGAAGGCGGCTGAACTGGGGGTTAGCAGTGCCGCCGATGTCTATATCCGCAAACTGGATACCGCAACAAAATCCACTCATGCACTGGGACTGAAATCAGCAATGGCGCGCCGCGAGATAGGCGTACTGATTGGTGAACTGGCACGGGGAAATTTTGGCGCCCTTCGCGGTTCCGGTATCACGCTGGCCAACCGGGCCGGGTGGATTGAGCAACTGATGTCGCCGAAGGGCATGATGCTCGGCGGGCTGGTTGGCGGTGTGGCTGCGGCGGTTTACGGACTGGGTAAGGCGTACTATGAGGGGGCGAAAGAAAGTGAGGAGTTCAATAAACAGCTTATTCTGACCGGGAGTTATGCCGGAAAAACCACAGGCCAGCTTAATGCGATGGCGAAGTCGCTCGCCGGAAATGGCGTCACGCAGCACGATGCTGCAGGCGTGCTGGCACAGGTGGTCGGTAGCGGAGCGTTTACCGGGCAGGCAGTGGCAATGGTATCCCGTACCGCGACCAGAATGCAGGAAAACGTGGGACAATCAGTGGATGAAACCATCCGCCAGTTTAAACGCCTGCGGGATGATCCGGTGAATGCGGCGAAAGAACTGGACAGGACACTGCATTTTCTGACCGCCACCCAGCTTGAACAAATCAGGGTACTGGGCGAGCAGGGAAGAGTGGCTGATGCCGCGAAAATTGCCATGTCCGCGTATTCGGAAGAAATGAATAAGCGGATGGGGGACGTACACGACAATCTGGGCTGGATTGAAAGAGCATGGAATGCTGTCGGTGATGCGGCGAAGTGGGCATGGGATCGGATGCTGGATATCGGGCGGGAAGACACGCTCGATGAAAAGATCGCGACACTGCAGGAAAAAATCGCGCGCGGCAGAAAAACGCCCTGGACGGTGTCTTCCTCCCAGACTGAATACGATCAGCAGCAGCTGAACGAACTTCAGGAACAGAAACGCCAGAAGGACCTGCTGGATGCGAAGGCGCAGGCAGAGCGTAATTATCAGGAAACGCAGAAACGTCGGAACGAGCAGAACGCCGCGCTGAACCGGGATAATGAAACTGAATCCCTGCGGCATCAACGGGAGGTGGCGCGCATTACCGCCATGCAGTATGCCGATGCTGCGGTACGCAATGCCGCGCTGGAGCGTGAAAACGAACGCCATAAAAAAGCAATGGCACGGCAGAAGGAAAAGCCAAAGGCTTACCACAACGACGAGGCCGGGCGACTGCTTTTGCAGTACAGCCAGCAACAGGCGCAGACTGAAGGGCTGATTGCCGCCGCGAAGCTTTCCACGACCGAAAAAATGACGGAAGCGCATAAGCAGCTTTTGTCATTTCAGCAGCGCATCGCTGATTTGTCCGGTAAAAAACTGACGGCGGATGAACAAAGCGTACTGGCACATAAGGATGAAATAGCGCTTGCGCTACAGAAGCTGGATATCTCACAACAGGATTTGCAACACCAGAATGCCTTTAATGAACTGAAGAAAAAGACGCTCACATTAACCAGCCAGCTCGCTGACGAAGAATCCCGCGTCAGGCAGCAGCACGCACTGGCGCTGGCCACAATGGGTATGGGCGATCAGCAACGTGGCCGGTACGAAGAGCATCTGAAAATTCAACAGCACTACCAGGAACAACTGGAGCAGCTTAAGCGCGACAGCAAGGCAAAAGGGACATACGGTTCTGACGAATACCGTCAGGCGGAGCAGGAACTTCAGGCCAGTCTCGATCGCCGACTGGCTGAGTGGGCGGATTATAACGCGAAAGTGGATGCTGCGCAGGGAGACTGGACGCAGGGCGCGTCGCGGGCGCTGGATAACTTTCTGGCGCAGGGGGGCAACGTGGCAGGCATGACGGAGAACGTTTTCACAAACGCATTTAACGGCATGGCGGACAGTATCGCGAATTTTTCCGTGACCGGAAAGGGCAGTTTCCGGAGCCTGACGGTCTCCATCCTGGCTGACCTGGCAAAAATGGAGGCACGTATTGCGGCTTCTAAACTGTTGGGTTCAGTACTGGGTATGTTCGGCTTTGGCGCATCAGCAGGCGGAAGTACACCATCCGGGGCATACAGTTCAGCGGCGCTGTCGGTCATTCCAAATGCGGACGGCGGCGTGTACCGCTCAGCAGGACTCAGTCAGTACAGCGGCAGTATTGTTAACAGACCGACGTTCTTTGCATTTGCCAGAGGGGCGGCAGTAATGGGAGAGGCCGGTCCGGAGGCTATACTGCCGCTTCGTCGCGGTACTGACGGTAAGCTGGGGGTTGTGGCAGCAGGTTCCGGAGGGATGGCGATGTTTGCGCCGCAGTATCATATTGCAATCAGCAACACGGGGCCGGAGCTGACGCCGCAGGCGCTGAAGGCGGTTTATGATCTGGGTAAAAAGGCGGCGGCTGATTTCGTGCAGCAGCAGGGGCGTGACGGCGGCAGGCTGAGCGGGGCATATCGATGATGAAAACCTTTCACTGGAAAGTTGACCCGGACATGGGGGTGGATTCGGAACCACAGGTGTCGGTGGTGAGGTTCGGTGATGGCTACGAGCAGCGGCGTGCATCCGGGATCAATAATGACCTGAAAAAATACAGTGTGACTATCCGCGTTGACCGGGAGGATGGTCCGGCACTGGAGGGCTTTTTGTCACAGCATAACGGTGTGAAGGCGTTTTTGTGGACTCCGCCTTACGGATACCGGCAGATTAAGGTTGTCTGCCGGAAATGGAGTGTGAAAGCGGGATTGCTGAAAACAACATTCACCGCGACATTTGAGCAGGTTATTTCTTAGTATTTTTGATCGAAACGATCGATAAATATGATTGAACTTTCTAACCTGCTGCTGTTTCACTGAGCCCGCACAGTCAATAATCAAAAAAAGGAAATGTTATGGAAAAGATTGCCGTGGCGGTTTTAGTTGGTCTGGCGTTAGGTAGCATCGGCGTGGCTAACGCAGCAGGGTATAAAAATACCGTTTCAATTGGATATGCCTACACAGATTTAAGCGGCTGGCTTTCCGGTAATGCGAACGGTGCCAACATCAAATATAACTGGGAAGATCTGGACAGTGGATTCGGGGCGATGGGTTCAGTTACATACACCTCGGCTGATGTTAATAACTATGGGTATAAGGTAGGTGATGCTGATTATACCTCCCTTCTTGTTGGTCCTTCATACCGTTTTAACGACTATCTGAATGCTTACGTGATGATTGGTGCAGCAAACGGACATATTAAGGATAACTGGGGAAATTCTGACAATAAAACCGCCTTTGCTTATGGGGCAGGTATTCAGCTTAACCCGGTTGAAAATATTGCCGTTAATGCGTCTTATGAGCATACAAGTTTTTCCACTGATGCTGACAGTGACGTCAAAGCTGGAACCTGGGTGCTTGGCGTAGGTTACAGCTTCTGACCTTTAACATCGATACAGATTTAATGCCCTCCAGTGAGAGGGCTTTTTTATGGGTAAAACGAAATTATGACGATATGGCTATGTTGCTGTTATTTCTCAATGACACCACAGGCAAAACGTGCACCGCCACCACCCAGTGGAGCAGGTTTATCGGAGTAATTGTCACCGCCTTTATGGATCATCAATGAGTGACCTTTCAGTTCTGACAGTGATTTAAGGCGTGGTGCCAGTAACGGATACGTGGCTGTACCATCTGCATTGACAACCAGTCCAGGCAGATCCCCCAAATGCCCTTTGTCATTATATGGGCCAAGATGTTTCCCGGTTTTTTCGGGGTCAAGATGTCCTCCGGCCATGAGCGCCGGAACCTCTTTACCGTCTTTCATTCCCGGCATACAACTTGGGTTTGTGTGGACATGGAAGCCGTGAATTCCTGGCGTAAGACCATTTAGGTGAGGAGTGAAAAGCAGACCGTAAGGTGTCTCTGAAACTGTGATTTCACCTATGTTTTCTCCTGTTCCGCTGGACAGGGCATCGTTCATCTTTACAGTCAGGGTATTCTCTGCCATTGCTGAACAACTGATGAGCGCACCAGCTACCAGCGACAATATTGTGTATTTCATTAGTTACCTCGTTTTTTGGTTGTATCGTAAATACCATTAATAAAAGAAGGAATATTTTTGCAAGATAAATAATAAAGGATCTCTCATATATGCAGGATATACCACAGGAAACCCTGAGCGAGACCACCAAAGCGGAGCAGTCCGCGAAGGTGGATTTGTGGGAATTTGATTTAACCGCGATTGGCGGTGAGCGCTTTTTCTTCTGTAACGAACCGAACGAAAAAGGCGAGCCGTTAACCTGGCAGGGGAGGCAGTACGAACCGTACCCGATACAGGTACAGGATTTTGAGATGAACGGGAAAGGCGCATCTCCCCGCCCGAACCTCGTTGTTGCCAATCTCTTTGGTCTGGTCACGGGAATGGCGGAGGATTTGCAAAGTCTCGTCGGCGCGTCAGTGGTAAGGCATCAGGTTTACAGCAAGTTTCTTGATGCGGTGAATTTCAGTAACGGCAATCCGGGCGCTGACCCGGAGCAGGAGGCGGTAGCGCGCTATAACGTGGAGCAGTTGTCAGAACTGGATTCATCAACTGCTACCATTATTCTGGCATCACCGGCAGAAACCGACGGTTCTGTGGTGCCGGGGCGTACCATGCTAGCGGACTCCTGTCCGTGGGATTACCGGGATGAAAACTGCGGATACGACGGCCCGCCCGTGGCCGATGAGTTCGATAAGCCCACCTCAGACCCGAAAAAGGATAAATGCAGCCACTGCATGAAAGGCTGTGAAATGCGTAACAATCTGGTGAATGCCGGATTTTTCGCTTCCATCAACAAACTGTCTTAACAGGTTCCCATGATTAACGATGACATTCTGGCACATGCCCGACAGTGTGCGCCTGCGGAATCGTGCGGTTATGTGGTCAGAACGGCACAGGGAGAGCGGTATTTTCCGTGTGAAAATCTGTCTGCTGAACCCACGATGTATTTTCGTATATCCCCGGAGGATTACCTGAATGCCCGGAACCGCGGCGACATCGTGGCGCTGGTACACAGCCATCCTGACGGTAAGCCCTGTCTCAGCAGTGCGGATCGTACCCTCCAGATACAAAGCGGGCTGGACTGGTGGCTGGTCCGTGATAACAGGATACATAAATTCCGCTGCGTGCCACACCTGACCGGGCGGCAGTTTGAGCATGGCGTGACGGACTGCTACACGCTGTTTCGTGATGCCTACCATCTGGCCGGGATTGATATGCCGGATTTCGATAGGGAAGATGACTGGTGGAGTCAGGGTAAAAGCCTCTATCTGGATCACCTGGAGGCGGCGGGATTTTACCGGGTGAATCCGGAGGATGCGCAGCCCGGCGACGTGCTGATTTGCTGTTTTGGTTCACCGACGCCCAATCATGCGGCGATTTACTGCGGCAACGGTGAACTGTTGCACCATATTCCGGAGCAGTTGAGTAAACGAGAGGGGTATAACGACAAATGGCAACGACGGACACACTCAATATGGCGGCACCGGCAATGGTGCGAATCTGCCTTTACGGGGATTTACAACGATTTGGAAAGCGCATCAGCCTCAGCATAAAGACAGCGGCGGAAGGCATACATGCGCTGGCGATACAACTCCCCGGATTCCGGCAGCGAATGAATGAGGGCTGGTATCAGGTCCGGATTGCCGGGAGCGATATGGCGCCGGATACCCTTACTGCCAGACTGAACGAATCGTTACCGCCGGGGGCAGTGGTTCATATTGTACCGCGTATGGCGGGAGCGAAAAACGGTATCTGGCAGGTGGTAGCCGGGGCAGCGCTGATTGGCGCGTCATTTATTCCCGGTCTGAATGCTGTAGCGGCGGCAGTATTGTTTTCCGCAGGAACCAGTATGGCGCTGGGTGGTGTGGCGCAGATGCTGACACCTGTACCCAAAACACCAACGGTGGGTCAGACAGATAACGGGAAACAGAACACGTACTTTTCTTCCCAGGAAAATATGGTGGCCCAGGGGAACCCGGTGCCGGTGTTGTACGGTGAAATGAAAATCGGGTCACGGGTGATATCGCAGATGATGAGTACCCGGGATGAGAGCACGTCGGGAAAAGTTGTGGTGATCGGCTCCCCGTTACAGGCAAACACCACGTCGCGGCAGGACGGCGGGATTACCAGACCGTCTGTCGTCATCCGGCAGTGATAATCATGACAACATGAGCTGATACACATGACCGCCATTACGGCGGTTTTGTTATTTATGGAGCCAGGAGAATGAGCAAAGGTGGAGGGAAGGGGCATACACCACGTGAGGCGAAGGACGATCTGAAGTCCACACAACAACTGAGCGTGATTGATGCCCTCAGTGAGGGACCGATAGTCGGCCCGGTGAACGGTCTGCAGAGCGTGCTGATTAATAACACGCCGGTGGTGGACGCGGACGGTAACAGTAATATTCACGGCGTGACCGTGGTATATCAGGTGGGGGAGACACCACAGGCACCGCTGGAAGGTTTTGAGGCTTCCGGCGCGGAAACGGTGCTGGGTGTGGAAGTGAAACACGATAATCCCGTTACCCGTACTGTTGTCTCAGAGAATGTCGACCGGCTACGCTTCACCTTTGGTGTACAGATGCTGCAGGAGACCACGGACAAGGGGGACCGTAACCCGTCCTCCGTGAATCTGCTGATACAGTTTCAGCGTAGCGGGATCTGGAACACAGAATTTGATATCACTATTAACGGCAAGATCACAACACAATATCTGGCATCGGTAGTGGCTGATAATTTACCGCCGCGCCCGTTCAGTGTCCGCATGGTCAGGGTGACACCGGACAGCACCACCGACAGGCTTCAGAACAAAACGCTGTGGTCGTCGTATACGGAAATCATCGATATCCGGCAGGGTTATCCTGGCACAGCGGTTGCCGGTCTGCTGGTGGATGCGGAACAGTTCGGCAGCCAGCAGGTCACGCGTAACTACCACCTGCGCGGACGTATTTTTCAGGTCCCCTCAAACTATGACCCGGATACCCGCACATATACCGGCCTGTGGGACGGGGCGTTTAAACCGGCGTACACGAATAACCCGGCGTGGTGCACGATGGATAAACTGACCCACCCCCGTTACGGGCTGGGCAGGCGTATCGGGGGGGCGGATGTGGATAAATGGGCGCTGTACGCCATCGCGCAGTACTGCGATCAACCGGTGCCGGACGGATTTGGCGGCACGGAACCCCGCATGACGCTTAATGCGTATATTACCACCCAGCGTAAGGCGTATGACGTTCTGGCGGATTTCTGCTCGGTGATGCGTTGTATGCCGGTATGGAATGGCCGCAAAATGACCTTCATCCAGGACCGCCCCTCCGATAAAGCATGGACCTACACCAACGGTAACGTGGTGGGCGGGCGCTTTAAATACAGCTTCAGTGCCCTGAAAGACCGCCATAACGCGATAGAAGTGAGATACACCGATCCGCTGAATGGCTGGCAAACCTCCACGGAGCTGGTGGAAGACCATGCCTCACAGGCCCGTTATGGACGCAATCTGCTGAAAATGGACGCGTTCGGCTGTACCTCACGTGGACAGGCGCACCGGACGGGGTTGTGGGTGATGATGACGGAGCTGCTGGAAACGCAGACCGTGGATTTTTCTGTCGGTGCGGAAGGTCTGCGTCATACACCGGGCGATATTATTGAGGTCTGCGACAACGATTACGCCGGGGTGTCGGTCGGTGGGCGTATCACTGACCTGGATATTTCCACCCGCACGCTGACGCTTGACCGGGAAATAACACTACCGGAAAGCGGCGCCACCACGCTGAATATTGTCGGGCCTGACGGTAAGCCGTTCAGTACGGAGATTCAGTCGCAGCCCGCACCGGATCGGGTGGTAACGAAAGTCCTGCCGGAAACCGTGCAGCCGTACAGTATCTGGGGGCTGAAACTGCCCTCCCTGAAGCGCCGCCTTTTCCGTTGCGTGCGTATTAAGGAGAATGACGACGGCACATACGCCATCACTGCCTTGCAGCACGTTCCGGAAAAAGAGTCCATTGTGGACAACGGGGCGCACTTTGACCCGTTACCGGGGACCACCAACAGCATTAT